AAGGTCAGAAGGGTCTCCACCAAGGTGAAGGCCTTAATCTGCAACCGCACGAGTTTCTCCACTATTTTTCGCATAATAGGCACGATAAGATTCTGCTTGTTTGTTGGTAATATTTCCATCCGCAATCAGCTTTGCTAGAGTGGCTTGGTCATTGGTATGATTGAGCTCGTACAATTCAGCCTGGCTTTCGACCACCTTCACAACCGCTGCATTTCCTGTCTCCTTCACGGAGTCTTTTTGCTTGGTCAAATTCGGCACAAAGAGCAATAAAAGCACACTGATGATCAATAAGACCACCAACATTTCAATAAGTGTAAAGGCTTTAACCTGATAGGTTTTTTTCAATGCAAGAAAGTAAATTTGTCACTCAGGCAAAAATAAAAAAACCTTGCTAAATGCAAGGACACGAACTTTAAACAATCAACTAAATGAGCCTTCGCTCTACTTCAATTGTACGCAATTTATTGACCGATAGCCTACCACGGTCTGAGCCATAAGGAGCGACCCTATAACTTCCGTAGCGATTAAATGACTAGGCACGACTGGTTACGTCCAACTTTCACCCGACATTCAGAAATATATTTTAAGCATAAACATATCCAAATGTTTTATCTGCACATTTTGGGCTACTTGTACTTATCTTTGGTGTTATTGGCCGATCCCTCGACCTCAAGTGCAAAACGGTTTAATTTAGCATTTCTGGTTCGGTTCTTACTGCTACGCAAGGCCTCCCCAGATTATTCTTTCACCGAAAGCGTCTATTGTCACCGCCACCGTCTGATAATGGTCTAATTACGCACAACCTCTATACTGCATACACCCTCAATCTTCTTACACTTCATGATCTCTTTCAATTACTCAAAAGAGAATTACTTATCCCTCCGCAATATCTCACGGGAAGCGTAACGGGAATTATGTATACAATCCAAGCAAGGTGTCACCCTATCTACACTTGGTTATTCAGTAGATTGTTTAAAATCCGTGTACAATTATTATAGCACTGTTAGTCGTTTTTTTCAAGTAAATAACAGCATAATTGCCGTTATAATAGACATTTTTAAAAATTGCCGTTATAAACACAAAAAAGCCCTCCCAAATTGGGAGGGTGTGTGTCTTATGTATTATAGATTTTCCGGCCACGGGTCATCTGTGATATAGGACATATCAGTAAACCGCAAGTCTCCGATATCTCTATCAGTAGGTACGGGATCATCGAATTGTAAGCGTAGCTGGTTGCCGTCACCCGGACCGCCTAGATAGAAAGTGCCAAGGCGTTTGCCCTTGTCGTTTGTCATAATCCCCAGTTTTGAGCTGGTCGCACGAAAACCGACGGGTATACCGCCGACGTTTAGGATCACCACGTTTCGCTCTCTGTCTGACCCTTGAGGAACGTAGCTGGGCGCACCTCGTCTCACGATTCCAAACCAACCCCAAGAGAGACCACCGAAGCCGATTTCAACCGTGGAGTTAATACGTCTAAATTCTACGTAAGCGTTGTTTTGACTCGATGAAATTCTTGGCTTGTGTTTGACATCGCCAAACAATACAGACCAAGCGTTCTGTCCAGTCCCAGCGCTTTTCTTGATCCACTTCACCGCTCCGTTCTTTGCTGTCGTATCGGTATAAATTGTACCGATGTCAGCATTCAGATTGTACGGAAAGCCTTGGCCTTTTAATTCTGTGCTTGTGCCACTTCCAGCGCCGACCTTGCGCTTTAATTCCTCAAGATCGTTTTTGCTTGCGAGCGTGCTTGTGTCAATTGTTGGTAATTTTGATCGTGTGACAAACGGATCACCGCCATTTGCCAATTTTGTATCAATCAATGCATCCAGACCCAATTCAAGGTGCTTGTCTTTGATATTGCTAGTCATTTGAGCCTGTAAAGTTGCATACGTTGGAAATAGTTCGTAGGCCGTATTTCTAGTTATAAAATTAACTCGACCAATGTATTTTTCTATTTCGTCTTGTAGCTTGACATTCGTTGGAAATAACTGACGAGCTTTCTCTTCCGTAAAATCCGAAGATTGACGATGTTCGAGATTATTTATATCACTCCCAATCAGCGTGATTACTTCTGTTAATTTATCCATTTAGCACCTCCTTAGAGGGTATTTTTAGCTGCGGTATAAATCTGTACAAAGTCAGTATTTTCCAAGTCAGTAAATTTTTGACCAAGCTCTGTCATTTTGGACACGATCGCACTGTCTGAGCTTCCGCCCGCTTGGATCTTCTCAGCGATTTCTTTGAGCGTGTCCAGCTCTTCCGGTACTCCTTCGCCAAGGATTGCCGTTTTGACCCCTTGAATTGCTGTGTCCAGTTGTTGTTGCGTAATCCCGCCTTGTCCAATTTCAGATTTATCTGCCTTGGTAGCAAGCGTGGTCTTGATTTCTTTTACGTCGGCTCCGACTGCTTGAGCGAATTGAGTTAATTTTTCTGTGTTTAAAGTCATAGTATATCCTTTCAAATTTTAGCTAGGTTATAGAGAGTTGTTAGATCCGGGAATTCTTCAGCTTGTGGTCCATTTGGGTGTTCTGCGATGTACTTGTCGATTTCTTCTTTGACGTCGTTTTTTACGAGCGCAAGGACTTGCTCACTTGTGTATTCATCTGCCGACTGGATAACGTCAACGCGTACGTTTTGGTCACTTGGAAAGACGTACCCACCAGCCACCACCTCAACGAGATAACTTTCAACGGGAAGCACTTTTGGAATCTTAAACAATACCTTTGAGCCTTGGACAGTCGTCGAAAATGACGCTTTGCCTTTCTTGCTGACAAAGTGAATTGTAGCCGTCTGCCCCTCAAGATCAATCGGAGTCCATCTCTCATCGTATAATGCAAAACCAAAAAGGGAAGCCGAGTCGCCTTGTTTGACGACCCGGCCACCCTCAAACTGCTTTAAGTTCGTACAGTTTGAGCGATTCATTCAATCACCCCTCTTTACTCATAATAGTTTACTAGATCGTCTTTATCCCAGCATGACAGCCAAACCGGACCAAATTGCCCAAACTCAAACAATCGCCAGTAATAACCGCCGTAGTAGCCACCTTTACCCGTATCTGTGATATTGACTTCGTCTAGCTCGAAGCTGAAAAACATACCCGCTTTAAAATCTTGATCTGCACCGTCTGGTAAGTTGTTTCCGTTTTTGTCGACCCAATTCACCAAAGACACGGGAATACCGTTCTCGGTCCAATCGAAACCAACGGGCGCGAAATAGTCACATTTGATTTGCCACATACCGTTGATATACTTGACCTCATTCGCTTGGTAAAAGGCCTTGTCTTTTGGTTGTACGGCTGTATTCGCTTGGTTGTTGGTTTGAGGCGCTGTATCAGCATACCGCCAAACCTCGATATAAGCTGGCTTATTCCAGTTATAGTAATCATTCCAAGGATAGGTATTGATCGCTTGCCCGGGTGCGCCTTGCGTTGAATAGTCGCAAGAGATGAAGTATGTATCGTCGATCATAGCTCCGACGTGGCCACCAGCCCCACCAGAAGTTGACATATCAGCTCCCCAGCTCATAAGAATAATATCGGCCGGTTGAGCGTCCCACGGTTGGTTACGGCTCACACGATAGAAGCCATTATTTGCTAGTTGATGTCCGAGTGTGACAGTTGACGGTAAACCTTGAATCGGAATACCGGCTTCTTTTAAGACTTGCGAAACGATACCCGAGCAGTCACCCGTTCCGTCTGCGCCATTACGGCTTCCCAGCATTGAATAGGTAATCAGCCCACGACGACTAATGAAGCCGTTCACAATAGATTGTTGTACGCTCATTGCTTATCTCCTATTTCTTCCATTCGTCGTTAGCAGCTTTTACGGCTGCTTCAATAAAAGTATTGAGCTCTTGATTCGTCAAGTGGATATTTTGAGACTCAAGGCCCTCGATCAAGCTCGTTTTAGCGTGTTCGAGTTTGTCTGCCCCGTGAATATCCAATTTATCAGCGACTTGTTCCGTAGCGTTGACTGCGTTTTTCGCCAAGATCTCTACGATCTCGATCGCTTTCTTGCCTCCGCGCATGAGCAAGTATTTTTTAATCGCTTGAACCACGATCCCAGTTAATACGACTAAAATACTCATAGCCGATGAAGTAATAATGCTTGTAATTTGATCCATGCTATTTGTCCTCTTTAATTTCTAATTCCAAAAAGCGCTCAAAAAGCACTCTTATAGCTCCGTTACCGCCTAATTCGACGTAACTCTCGTATAATTTCGACAACTCTTCAAGCTCGTGCTGGTTTGTGTGTCCGCGTTTGAGCGCGTTTTTTAAATTTTCCTGCAATCGAAAACGCTGAAGTCGTTGTAAGCCTTTCCCGATAATCGTTAAATTCCGCTGGTTATCTTTCCCAATCTCTTCCACGCTTGAGACTGACTTCTCGAGGGTGTCTATCTTATTCGATAGACCCTCAAGACGTTTGTCAGCTTCTTTAGTGGTTTTTGTGCTCTTAAAAGAAAAGTAACTAGGAATAATCACGACTAAAACGGGAGTCAATTTATCAACTAGTGCCAATAGGTCCAATTTTACCACCCCCCTATTATGCTACTAGCTTACTGGACAGGCTGAGTTTCAAGCTCTCCCGCTGGTTTTGGCTCTTCTGGTTTTGGCTCTGTCCATTTCCAGATACCGATCTTCCCGTTTTGGTGCAATGCTTCCAATTGCTCAAGTGTTTCGCCTTGATAAGTAAATGGTTGATTTACTTGGACCATCACGCGCTTACCTTCGCTAAATTTCTCGGTATGGTTCGGATCCTCAATAGCGAAGATCGCTTGTGCTGGATAGGTTGCCCCAGCTTTACCAAGATCAACCAATTCAAGACCGCGTTTAAAGACTGTAGGGTCCAGCGGGTTATCTGTGTCAGTCACTCGAGCAAGTACGCTCCACTCTGCCACGTCTTTTACCTTCTGGATCTCTTCGTCTTTCTTCGCGAGCTTAGCTTCGTATTCTTGGGCTTGTACGTGTAAGTCCTCTTGTAATTTCTTAACACCCTCAGCCGGGTTTAATTCAGTCGCAACTTGACCAAGTACGGCTTGGATCAGTACTTCATCTGATTCATTGGTACGGTCGCCGATCAATACACGCTCAAAAGCGGTATAAGGGTGCGCTGAACGGATTGAAACGAAGGTGCGACCTTCTTCTTGTAAGTATTTGTTGATAATTTTAAATTCCATGTGCTTATTGTTCCTTTTCTAGTTTTTGTGCTACTTCGTCAAACAGTTCTTTGAGTGCTTGATCGCTATCCAAAACGTCGTTAAACTTACTTAATAGATCGTTTACGCGTTTGTATTCCTCGTTTGCTTCTTCGTATAATACCTTGTAATTCGTGGCCTCTACGATTGAGTTTGCGAGTTTCTGCGCGATATCATTTATGATTTTGTCCACGGTATTCATATAATGCCTTTCTAATTTACACCGACGTCCCAAAAACCGGGAGATCCTTCATTGTATCGATTACGGAATTCTCTTAACATTTTAAAGTTATCATTTATACGATTGAGTATTGTATTTAAAGATACGGACGGGGCGTTGTCACTAACTGAATTCGCTACAATGTGGACATCGCCGATCATATAAATTCTGCGGTTACCGTAACTGTTAAAGATTTTTAATCCGACAAAGTTATTGTTTGGATTCCCCTCGCCCCGGTCGTTTACACCAAAGGCGAACGCTGCATTGTTAGTTCCCGAAGCGATTGTAGGTGCTAAAAACGCCTTACGTCCGCCCGAATTAAATTCTAAAGAATTGTAAGGAGATCTAAACTCAATTTTAGCTGTACCGTTGTAAGTCGTTACGTTTGAATTTAAGTTAATCTCGGTATTCCCGTTGTTTCCGCGAATGATACCACCTTCGAAAGTTAAACCTTTAAACGTTCCCGATGTAACACTTTTAGCGTTTAGGTTGATTAGGTTTACCTCGCGAGCGTCGATAGTCCCAGCGGTTACTTTGTTAGCGGATACATTAGCGATCATACCGTCTTCTATAACCGCATTGTCTATCACGGTCTGACCCGTGATATGCGTTAGACGTCCATCTATTCGGTTTGTGCCGTCTGCGAGTACGTTGATTGAGTTTAACACGTCACCGTTGCTGTTGAGGTTCTTGACTGCCCATGATCCTGCAAGTTGTGTGACTTGCGTCCGCGTAGCTTCAACTGATTTGTACGCGTCGTCGAATTGACTTGGTTTGTACGGCCCCGTTCTTGATCCACGAACGAGGATAGGCTCCTTAAATTCGACCCAGCCATTTTTAATAAGATAAACATAAAACGGAAAATGCCTATCTTCCCCGAATTCGAAATCGTCGTCAATTGTGAACGTTTGCTGGTATTCTTGCCACTCGTTGAGTGGGGGCCTATTATCTCCCACTGTTTTTGCCGAAAGGATCTTATTTCTTCCATGGTTTTTTATGTTGAAAGCGAACCCTTCATCTGGGTAATATCTAAAACGATATTTAAAACCGAGTGTGTACGTTTCACCACGATATACTTTTTTGACATAAATCGGAAGCGAAAATCCGGTATAACTTCGACTTGTGAGACCGTAAGCATAGATCGAAAACGTTCTGTCTTCCAGTGATACCCTAACGCCGGGAGTGGTTCCATTTACGATTGTGTTTGTTTCCATAGTCATCGAATCAACAATTAAATTGTTATCATCCGTGACATACTTCCCGACCTCAGTCTGGAATATCTGGCTACTCATAACCAACCGTGAGAGCTGGTCTGGTGCGCCTGTTTCAGACGTGCCGAGAATACGCTCGTATAGCTTGTTGCTTTCAGTTAGCTTGTTAAATTCTAGCGTCTGAGCTGTGATCTGTTTGGACAGATTCAGAAGATCGCGCCCTTGATAGTTTTGGACCCGATCAAGGCTTTCAAAATCACCTTTATTTGCGAATTGCGTCAACAATTTGGAAAAGATCTTACTATAGATCGTGTTACCATCAACGCTTTTCACACCTTCTGTGACTTTGTTTTGTAAGTCCGGGCTGTTCAAGATCTGTTGTTTGATCTGGTCAGATAGCTTGCTAGCGTCTGGTAACGTTCCGGATTTCTTTAGGGCTTCTTCTGCCTTTGCGTCGGCTTGCGCGATTGCTTGGTTTGTTGAGGCTTGAGCGTCCGAGATCTGTTTATCAACCTCTTTCTTGATCTTGTCGACGTCTTCCGTATCAATACGTTTCTCCCACTGCGAGCCGTTCCAGACGTACATACGATCATAGATACCGTTTTTTTCAAACCAGATATCACCAACCTTATGTTCTTTATCGTCTGGTCTGTTATACCAGACTTTATTTCCTTGAGCGTTTAAGAGATAGTCTGGCAAGGTATTTACCAGCCGTTGTTGATTGCTGGCTAGATCGTCAATCTTACCGGATAGGTTGCTAGTCATGGAAGATTTAAAGCCATCACCGATAACTCCGACCTCTACGCTGTCATTCTGCTCTAGCAGTACATCATAGACAATGGTTGTCAGTTTGGCATCTTCACTAGTAAGCCCGATTTGAGGATAATAGACGGGTACGATATCGCAAAGTTCAGCTTCTTCTAAAATCTGGGTAAGTTTATAATCAAGTGTCTTTGATAAGTCTACATACTCGATTTTAGTATTGATTTTAGGAAGTCCTAGACGGTTATTAATTGCGTATTCTTTGGCAAGTCTGCGCAATTTGTCAATCGTTGGTACTTCCTTGTCTTTGAAATTAGACGAAAAGTCAACGATCAAAACCCGTCGCTCATTGTATAAGCCAATATAAGGACCGTCTACATACTTCTCGGGTAGCTCAACTGTTACTTGTTGACTAGTCGCCCCACCCTCACCAGTTCCTTGATTCTCTGGGGTATACGTTGCGTAAGGATAGACGCTGGTATAAGCACCCTCAATATCTTGGTCATCTTCTGCTCGCAGGATATTGCGACCATATTCCAGGACGGTAGGGCTTTTACGTCCTAGCTGTTTATGCAGTCTGATAACAGTATTATCAAACTCATATTCACCGCCCCAAACATCAAGGATTGATCCTTTGACACCTCCCAGGGCATCACGCGCAGTCTTAAAATCTGCGATATTCCAGCTTGTTTTTGAGGTTAGATCAATATCAGACCATGTATCAAAGCGAATACCACCCAGGGCATTTAAAGCCCAGATAGCCAAGGCCGACTGAGCTGTCCCTGTTGCGTTGGTATTATTTCTAATAGCCATCGTTTCGGTCAAGTGGCTGATATGTTTTGCATAGACTTTTAAAATGCCAGTACTGTCCTTAAGAATACGCGAGATAAAGAAAGTCTGATTTTTGGTTCTTAAACCAGCATCAGACTTGATCCGCATATCGTTTTTGAACGTACCAGCAAGCGGGCCACTAGCCGGGTACTCGATATAAAGAGTATAATTCCCGTTTCGTTCCCGTGTGACTTGTGCCTTTGTTGCGTCAATTTCTCCCAGACCGTAGGTTTCAAACGCCGTTTCGTTTGCATTATAAAGAATAGGTCTCATAATTTGACCCCCCAATTTGGGATTGTAAACACTTCAAAGTTACCGTCCCAGCTTATAAGATTCCGTCCATAGTCAAAGTACGGCATCTGGAATTGAGGGGAACGAACCACCTTGTCCCACGCTTGCAAGTTACCAGAGAATACCTGGTTTGCTTGCATATCCAGAGTGATCTTATTCTGTACGGCTTTTAACTTGGTCTTGCGTCCGTTGATAGTAAGTGTGCAATCACCCGAACCGACAAGCGTGATGATTGGTTTAGCGTTAACGTTACCCATGCCATTGATTGCAACTCCGTTTGTCAGTTTTTGAGTAGTGCGCCCTTGCTTGTAGAATTTAACTGGATAGGTCAAGAAGTTCAGCTTGACTTTGCCAAACTGTCGCATGAGGCTTGATACTTCAAAAGTCTCAATAAATGCTGACCGGTAGATAAAATCTGGGTCCCAGGATAGGGTCAAATCTTTATAACCGTCTACGTTGAGCCAGTTGCTGATATCACTTTCTGCATCTGTGAGCTTACGATTTGAAAGGACGGTACAAGGCAACTCGATAGTAACCGATTTAAGACGGTTCTTTGAGATCAATAGATCACCATCGCGACCAGGGACCGCTACTGTTTCCACGTCGCTACCAGTCGAGTTAATAACGTAGTCGCTTGTTACTCGTAGACCGTGAGTAGTGCTTGAAACTCCGTTAAATGTAAAACTTCCCATTATGCCATTCTACCTCCTTCCAAATTTGTATAGTAAGCAAGCTCACGCAATAGCCTGCGCATATTCTCCGGACTGAAGAAATTGTCATTAGCTGTGCCGTTTGCATTTAGTGTGTAGTTGTTCGTAACATTTGAGCTTGAGTTTCCACCGCCTGCATATCCAAAGCGCGTAGCTAGTGTATCAGTCAGACCACTTACAAGATCACCGCGACCTGGTAAATTAAAGCCAAAGCCGTCCGTGTATTTCTTACCAGACTCTACAGTCTTGTTTGCAAGATCGGTCATTGAGTCGTCTACATAGTAGCCGTACTTCTCAATACCTACTGCCATACCTTCCGGGATAGCGCGACCGACTTGATCTCTGAATACTTTTGATGGCGAGTTGATAGCCAAAGTAGATCGGGCTGCTGCAACTGCGCTACTTGCTATGCTGGCTGCTGCTGCTGCAACTGATCCAGCCATAGCATAGATACCGCTCATCATACCCTCGCCGATAGACATACCGGCATTATAACCACCGTTCCAACCACCAGACATACCGTTATGTGCTGATGCCTTGAGGTTGCTAGACGCGTTAAATACTGCTCCGTTGTGACTCGCTACACCACTAGTGACACCAGTTCCAAATTGTGATCCGGCATTTCTACCGTCATGTCCTAGTGATCTAACAGATGCATTAATCATCATCTTCATTGCGTTAGACGCACCGGTAGCAATACCTTGCGAGGAATTAATACCCCCACCAATACCTGTCCCAAATTGCGAACCGTACTGTTGCCCGTTCATGGACATCGCGAGGAACTGAGCAGAAATAGCGAGATTCATCACGGACGCTGCACCTACAGCGACCTGTTGACCGACAGCGATACCAGTTGCGATACCAGAGCCAAACTCAGACCCTTTGTTTTGTCCGTCCGTGGCCATACCGTCCATTGTAGCAGTCGCATTTGATTTGAGGGTACTTGCTGCACCTTGCACGACATCGGACCGGCTCAATACACCGTCTCCGACACCCGCGCCAAGTTCAGCACCTTTTACTTGCCCCTCGCCGAATAAATTGGCCAAAACACCTAGAGAGGCACTTTTAAGGCCGTCAACTGCTCCCTGGACTGATCCTTGGTTATCCGTGATACCTTGGGCATATCCACCGCTCACTTGTGATCCGCTGTACTTGGCTTCTGTTGGCAAGTTGTTAAACGCTTGCTTAGATGCCTCCGTGACTTCGGATGTTGCCTGTTGGACATCGCCTTTTCCAGATCTAATACCATCGGCAGTTTTCTTAGGTACTTCACGTCCTTGTGTTTCAAAATCTGCCTCAGCAAGTGCTTTCCTAAATTCAGTAGCAATAGCTGTCACCATCGCTTGAATTTCGGGTGGTAATTCTTCCCCTGTTGCGTGAATACTACGCAAGAAGCCTTCTTTAGCTTTGTCACCGGCTTCCTTCCATTTGCCGTTGAGTCGTCCCAATTGCTCATCTGACGCATCTACAAGAGCCTGCGTTTGGTTGGCCATTTTAGGGCCAGCTTGTTTCATTTGTTCGATAAGGCCTTGGTCAAGCCCGCGTTTAGCGAGTATTTCAAGATTCTGCGACCACTTATCAACCGCGTCGATGTTTTTCTGCAAGTTAGCGGTCATTTGATCTGCAGATAAGGCTGTCTGTTGCTCGATAGCCTGGAATGCGTTCTGAACTTCACCTTTAAGATTAGCAAACTCTTGTTGCATCATCTCTACAGCCTTACGCTGGGCTTCGTTCATGTTCTCCATCGTATAAATCATACGACCAGACGCATCTTCTGTAGACTTGGCCTTAGTTTCGTTGTTTTTAACGATTGTATTCGTTAATTCGTTATCAGAATCCTCGGTTTTTTTGATGTCGTCCTGGAGCTTCTTGACTTCTTCGTTGTATTTTTTCTTAAATTCTGCCTTGGCCCCTTCACGGATTCGCGAGTTACTGAAAGAGCCTTCTTCCACGCTATCAGTTTTTTCGACAAGATCCTGGTACTGTTTCTCAACTTCCTTTATCTTATCCTTGATTTCAAGGCGCTTCTTGGCATTTTCTACCATTTTCTGGTTGGCGGCTTCAATTTCAGCCGATGCCTTGGCAATCTCAATCTGCTTACGGATCGCGTCCGTTGTCATATTGATTGTGCCGGTCGCCTTGTCGTACTGGATATTTAGACCCTCGATGCGTGAGTTAAGGGTTTCTGCTGCTGACGCAAGCTCTTTCTTTTGAGCTGCAGTCTTATTCTCGACTGCGTTTAATTCGTCGATCTTCTTGACTAGTCGTTCATTGTCCTCTGCTGTCGCTTGGATCTCGTTTCTACGATCTTTATAGGCTTCATTGCCTTTGTTAACACTTTCGTGTAAGTCATCGAGGGAGCGTTTAAACTCTTCATTCTTGGCCTTGGCTTCCTTGGACGCTTCGCTTTCCTGGGTTAACCATGACACTAGCCCAGCGATAGCACCGACAACCAGGAATACTCCACCAGATGATAGAGAAGCCAAAGCTCCAGCTAGTCCAGTAGTAGCACCCGTAGCTACAAGTGAGGTACTGGTTAGAGATACCAGGGAAGTGATAAGCGTACCGATTAGGCTACCGATACCCTTGATAATGGATAGTCCCAGCATAGCTCCTTTAAAGAGCAATACCGCACCTACAACTCCGGTAAATACCGAGATAAGCGGGTCTAAAACAGGTTTAAGAAAGCCTAATACACTTACTAGTGACTTGACAACTGGAGTGGCACCACGGATAACACTGATGATAACATTAAAAGTACTATTTACCGCACCTTTGATACTATCAAGGTTCTGGGCAATACTCTTACCAGTAACTGCCTTGCTCATCTTGTCAAACTCGGCAATGACGTTTGCGATCCCTTTCGCTACCGCGTTCACGATGTTACCGAATGATGTTTTAATACCTTCAGAGTTTTTCTTTGCCATTTCAGCAAAGCCGTTTGTACCCTTGTTAAGTTCAATCAGTCGCTTACTGAAATCAGTGAACGTGATCTTTCCGTCTTGCAAGGCCGAATAGAAGTCCTTTTGTGCTGATGCACCAGCAAATCCAAAACTTTCAGCGGTCTTCTGCAAAGCATAAGGCATGGTTTCTTGCAAGGTTTTCCAACTTTGCATATCGACCTTACCGGCTGATAACATCTGGGTGTACTGTTGCAATCCACGGCTTGCATCTTCTGTAGATGCACCAGACGCTAGAAACGCATTATTTAATGCGATTGTTAGCTTAGTAGACTGCTTGAGGTTACCAGTCATTGAGGTTAGTTTTTGAGTGGTACTTACAACTGTATCAAGTGTCGTTGGTAAGCCCTCGATACCCTCAGAAAGTAGCTTAGTAGATGCTGCCACATCTTTAGAGGAATGCCCCAAAGACTTCATGACTTTCGGGAAGCGTTGCAAGGTATCGAAGCGGTCAATAGCCTTATCCATTGACTGGCTTACAAGGTTCATCGCAGAGCTGACAGCTTTAAAGGCTACCGCACCGACCAAGAAGTTCTTGATTGCGTCTTTGAATTTCTCAAAGCCTTTAGCACCTTGCCCGGCTTTATCACCGCCAGCTTTGGCATCTTCACCAGCCTTTTTAAAACCAGCTCCACCGCCTTTTGCTTCTTCGCCAGAGGCTTTCACTTTGTGTCCGGCTTGTTTAAAGCCTTCACCGCCAGAACTAGCTTCATTGCTAGCTGACTTAATTTTGTTCGATGCCTGTTTAAAGCCATCTCCTGATCTCTGGGCAAGGTCAGAACTTTCTTTTACTTTCTCACCAGCTTGTTTAAAGCCGTTTCCAGAGCGTCCAGCTAGATCAGAGCTTTCCTTGATCTTTTCACCAGCTCTTTTAAAGCCATTCCCAGAGTTGGAAGCGACTTCTGAACTTTCTTTGATCTTCTCACCAGCACGACGGAAGCCATTACTAGAGGTTTCCGATAGTTTCGCACCCTCGGCCATACGGTCACCGGCACGTTTAAAACCTTGTCCAGCTCTTAAAGCCTTGTCACCAGTAGCCTGGATACCATCTCCGGCACTTTTGACTCCCTGGCCCGATCTTCGAGCTTCGGACTCTAAACGCTTCAAGGCATCTGATAGTTCTGTAAGTTTTCGCCCGTTAACCTGGACGTCAATAACTATCTTTCCATCTGCCATTATTCATCTCCCTCCTTTCCGTCTAATCTATATTTGTTCTGTAACCGGCGCATTTTGGCCTTGTACTCGCTACTATCGTGCTTCGAGGGTTTCCAAGACCGTATCTCTACCAATTGAGATACAGCCGTTCCCTCTGGCATACCATTTAATAGCGCGATAAATTCGGGCCATGTTAGCCGGCCTTGTGCTTCGAAGAGGTTGATATTATACGCTTGCACAAAGCTAGCATATATTTCCTGTGCGTCTACTTCAAAATCAATCAAACGTGTATCATCTTCTTCGTCCTTGGCTACCGGCATAGGGTTCCCGTGCCGGTCATAAACCACGCGCTCTTTTTTAGTTTTTAAAAAATGCTCGTCGATATATTCCCATACGGCCACTATGTCCTCCGGGTTGTCCAAGGCTTCGTCCGTCATCATTAAAACTGCTGTGCGCATCTTCTCAAGATTATTCATGATTTCGTTGTCAAACATCTCAAAGACGTCCAGCACCAAGTCAAAGGAGTAATCCACTTCATAAGTGCGCCCGTTTACTTCAAAGGAGTTTTCTATAGGCTCATTTAGTTTCATGAGCAATCCCCCTTTTTACTTTTTGCTGGCTTTTTTGGTTTTCTTCGCTTTTGCTTTTTTAACAAAGGACTCAGCAACCGCACCCGATGCCTTGGCCCGTTCTTGTCCTAGACGGTCAAGTTCAGCACCCAGCAAGGTATCTACCTCATCAAATGCGTGATCCAAAGCATCAAGGTCTGGATAACGTTCATAGAGTCCAGCAAAGGTACCGTCACCGAATAAGACATCATACTTAATCTCCGTCATTTTTTTCTGCATCTCAAAGGCTTCGTCAATAACTCGCTTGTTAATGACTCCCTCTTTGAGATCGTCAAACTCTCCATTATTAGACCGCTCAATAAGATCTAACTGATACTTATTAAAGCGTTCTGAGATATCTTCCTGGAGCGTTGCAAGCCGTGAGATATTCTCTAGTGATGTATCGAATTTAAGTTCGATTTCTCCGATATTGATAGGGATATAGTTGCGTTTTAATTCGATTGAAATAGACATGTTTTTCCTCCTTTAATGCACAAAAAAGAGCGTCCCAAAATGGAACGCTTTTACTTTTACTTATTAGCCCACGACTGCTGTTGTTTTAGGAAGTGAGTTGTAAGAGATCTTACAAGAAAATTCCTCGTAGTTTGCAGCAGCCCCAGAACCAGCCTTGATTGCCGACACGGTAGCAATTCCGACGTGTTGGTTTTTGCCGTCAGAATCAACCACCTTGTGCCAAACAAGCCGATCGTTACCGAGTTTGTACTTCAACCCAGCGATAAGAGCCATTGCTTCATCTTCTTTGTCGTAGGTACCTTTGAATGTGTATGATCCTTTTACAGATGTTACTGTTGTTTCTTCTGTACCGTCGCCGTCATAATAAGCGACAGATGTAGTAGCTTCATCTGTATCGTCGTCCACGTCTTCGATCCATTTTGCAAGCTCTTTGTAGGCTTCTTTTGCTGGTTCAGTCTTTGGATCAGTGACTGGTGCGATAAAATGCCCGCGTAGGGCGTTCTTTTGACGTGCCATATATTACACTCCTTTGTTATTCAAAATTGTTAGGTTTGCAGTGATGTCCTGCAAGTAAATGTAAAAGCCCTGCTCGTCCCGTTCGTTTAAAGACGGCTGGGTAGTAGTTAAGTTATTAAAAATATATGAGTTGTTTTGACTCGGTAAGACCAGATCAAACTCAGAAAGTGCTTTGTTAATTTCCCAAAGACACTCGCTAGCTGTTACCTGGTTCTTAACCTTGACTGCGATTTCAAAGATAAGGCTCACATCTCGCGATCCGTCCATATATACACGCTCAACCTTACCGCCTGGCAACGGATAAAGGACCAAAGAGTCTAACTCGCTTAGGAAGTCAAGCTCACAAGCAAGCGGTAGACCGAGGGTATTGATAAAATCGCGCAAAACAACGTTAAAATCATTGTTACTTTTCATTTATTAAACCCCATTGCTCTCAATCCGACCTCTGCCCACTTGTTCCCGTGGTTAGCTGAAGCCTTTAAGTCCCAGCGTTTACCAGTTCCAGGAGTGGTATACTTCCCAAAGCTAAAACTGCGGTACTTGTTATAAGCACCACCGTAGAATTGGGCGCGTGCGTATGGTGTGTTGTAGATAATCTGTGAGCCATTGCCAGCTACATGACCGCTAGATCGTAGAGGGCCATGCAGCAACGGCACATACGGCTCCATATCTAATAAGGCTTGGTTAGCAATCTCTAACTGTGCTTTTCGCTCAGACGCTTGTGATACTTTCTTAGTAGCTCCGCTCAAATCAATCGTGACGTTGATCCCCATTACATCACCTCGATTTCATAACAAAAGACTTTGCGATTGAATGGCTCGTAAACAGGTACAATCTTGTTTACAATGTATTCATCATCACCGTCCTTTACAATCGAGTTTCTAAATGACGAATCAAGCTCCACGTTGCAATAGCGAGGGTATACAAAGATAACGCCAGGCGCTCTAAATGACGGGTTTTTTCGTCCTGACGGGTTGTTGACTGACCCAGGGCCGTCAAAGTTACGGTCAAAGCGTACCGGACTTAATAAAATAGGGTAGGAGAATTCATCTTTCCCCCACCCGTCTTTTTTACCTGTTGGTTTTGCTATCGTTACCGAATCAACCAGCGTACGTTTATCAATAACGACCATAATCCACCCCGCTATAGAGAAATCCAGCCGATTTAAGAGTGTTAAAAGCATCAAGCGATAGATTATACCCCGACGCTGTTTCAGACGCTCTAGAGCCGTTATTTGAGCCGTAGGACACCGATGTGCGTCCTAGTGTGGTACTTGATATTGTCTGTTTATCCTCGGCTGTTAAAATGCCCGTACTGTCCAGATACTGGATCTGGTAAGCTGTGGCGATTTTAACTGCTTTCTTTCTAAATTTATGATCCTTGTCAAAATCGTGGAAGTCATAATAATGACGGATAAAGAGATTAATAGCAAGCTCCGCCCGTTTCAGTAGCTCTTCAAATTCGCTAGTACTATCAAAACCTAACTCATGGTATTCATCGATTGTTAAGTATGCCATGATACCTCCTATTCAGAGGTCACCTTTTGGGCCACGATTTCGCTATCAGATACAAGTTCCAACCATTCCTCACCAAAGGCGAGGCTTGTCTTTTGGTTGATTTCTTCTGCTTCTGCAGTCGTCAACTCGTAGACCGTGCCCTCGTCAAAGTTTTGGTCTGTTGATTCGATCAAAAAGTTACAAGTAGCTTTATATTTCGCCATTCGTTACTCCTTGATCTCGTAACCGCTAGTCAAAAAAGCAGATACTAGATTGGGATCAGTAATGGTAAAGGTTACATCGTCCTTTACCAAAACCGTCGCAGCCTGTTCAGTTACTGCTTCTGTTTTAGTTGTTTTTGTTTCTTCTGCCATTAGTCACCTCTTACGCAGTTTTATGTACGTAGATCGCTTTCTTCTTGCTGTCAAGGACAAAGGCATCGTAGCGGATACGACCTTCTACAAGGTAACCGTTGATTCCTGGTGGGTTATCGTGAATCTTGTAGTCTTCGAGCTTGACTGGTGAAGTAGTCGCGATTGGATGCGCGATAACAAATGCTACGTTTTCTGGCAAGCGAGAAGTTGGAGTCAAGATAACAGGTAAGCCGTCGATCACACCAACTTGTCCCTTAAACGCAACTTCTTGGCCAAGGTCAGAGTTTTTAACAAATGATGGATCAAGTTTAATGAGTTTGTAAAACTCAGGAGATACGTGGAGTTTGCGTCCTTCCTCTGGTACAAGCGCATCAGTCAATTTAACTTGACCGTCAAGCACCGCTTCATAAGCGTTGTTTTTAGTAACTGCGCCAGTTTTAACGTGGTCTGTATCAGCACCAGCAACTACTTTACCAAAACGGTACTTATCAACTTCTGGAATGACAACTTCTGAAAGTTGACGGGCAAGGGCTTTCCCTGCTTCCATTGTGCCGTTTGTGTCTTGCACTGATCGTTTGTCGATTGTAAACGTGAATGAACGGTCTTTAGTAAGTGCCAATGTTTGTACATTGTTTTCCAATTCGGCTGCAGTACCGTAGCGGGTGTTACCAGTCAATGAGTAGTCATTCATTCCAGCAGTTGGGATTGAGTACACTTTAACGGTATCTACACCAGTAAAGTCAAAGTCCTGGTTAATAATACCAGTAGAGAGGGCCTCTTTGGCGAAGCGCTCATCTACTTTAGCGTCAAATTTAGCTGCATAGTTAATAGTCATATAGGCTTATCCTACTTTCTTTTATTTTTAAATGCTGTCAAAGCCAGCAAATAGAGCTTGTTCTTCCGCGCTGAGGTCGCTATCACCACCAGCGGACGGATTGCCACCAAGCGCGAACTTTGGCTGTGGTTCCTGTGGTTCTTCCTTTGTCACGAAAAGGTAAGGGCTTGATTCCTTTAGACCGTTGATAGTTTCTTCTAATTTCGGCTTGCCGTCTTCTGCAAGCTCGATCTTGTCAAGATCAATAAACTTCATTAGGTCCTCGGAGTTATGCGCTCCCACATCTTTCAAAGCTAAAGCAACCGCGTTGGTTTTTTTAACTTGCGCAAGGTTCGCTTCACTATCCGTCTTATAGCTTTCAAATTGAGCTTGTAAGTCTGCCAGTTGTTTCTTGGCTTCTTCGCTAGCTCCCTCTTTAGCTTGTAAGTCTTTGATAGCTTGGTCCCGTTGTTCAAGTTGTGTCTTTAAGCTGTCGTTTTCTGCTTGTACCTCTGACTTGGCTTCTTTGATTGCTGACCCGTACGCTGCCATAATGCGCTCAATAGTGTCCTTGTCTTCGATACCCGCATCAACTAACATCTCACGTTTTAAACTCATAGTTCAAAACTCCTTCCTGTTTTACGTCCAGAAGACGAATTCGCCGGTTTACGTCCGACAACGAAAGCGCCCAGCGGGTAACGATCCCGCAAGAGGTAAGAAAAAAGGAGGAAATCACCTCTTATCCAGATAATGGGCGCAAAATAAAAAGGCTATAAAAGCCTTTATTCTTCGTTTGGTTTGAAATACCTTTCTCTCGCATAGTCACGATGTAAGAAAGGCTTGTCCGCGATATAATCTCGCAAGGTTGCCTGTTGATCTCTGATTTTAGTTTTAAACTTACTGATAAGCTCTTGGTCGCCCAGCTTCTCGGCAACGTGCAACTTCTCCTTAGACTTGCGAATGGCTCGCTCGTATGCCCTTTGTTTAGATTGGGCATTAGCATTTTTTATAGCTTCTTCCTGCGTTATATTCTTAACGTCTGGCCCCAGCTCTGGCAACTCGTTTATACCAGGCACAAAAGGAGTAAGCATGTGTCCGCAGTTTATCCCAAGACAACCACCAGGCGTCCCGTAGCCATGATCCGCAAGTGATAGAATACTGATACCGTGTTCTTCCCTTGCTTCGCCATAGGTTACTATATGGTGCTGTAAGGGTGCGCAAGCCTCGCGGGCCGTAGCCTTTTTAGAATAATAAAAGGTATCAATACCCAGCTCGTCCGCTGGCATGGTCCGCATCTCTCGGTAGCTACGCATGACAGTTGTTTTTATAACCGTTCTAGCGTAGTTGTCCACTTTCCAATAATGCCCACCGCGGTCAATAAAGCCCTTGAAGCCTATCTCTTGCCATTTCATCACGGTTTGAGATACAGCCTTGTCATGCGTGACTAGACCGACCACTTGACGGGCTACCACTTCCTGGACCATTTGACGGTATACATCTGTCACGATTCCTGGAAGCGTGGTATTAATCAAGTTACTAATATCACCGTGCGACTGTTCAAAATATCCAGCTAGCAACTCCTGCGCGTGCTTAGAATTGCCAAAATCACCGCCTCCGAGGTCGTCTATGAGCTGTTCTTTGGTGGTCTGATAGATTTTAAAGCCCTCGTCCTCAATGACCTTTCTGAGCTGTTCACGGCCTATTTTAGAGTAGCGGGCGATTGTGTCCAGGTTCTGCTCATTAAGCATGTGCATCTGGCTCATTCGCTCTAACTGCCAGATGTACGGGTTATCAGCCAAAGACTCAGCGCCGCGATCTAACAACCTATCAATAACTTCGTCGAATAGGTCACGCGCCATTTGATGATAGATATCACCAACTTGTGATGCGCGCAACTCTAATTGTTCCTCGTTAAATAACACCGGGTACTTGTTACGCGCCATTTATTTACTCTCCATAAATATCAACTTCACTTTTGCTACGCTCAAGCTCCATGCTTTCTGCGGTCTCTTTTTTGATGTCAGCAAGCATTTTTGCAGCTTCCTTATCGGATAACCCAAGCGCTTTGGAAATAGCGTACTGCTTGCTAACAAGGCCACTTAACAAAGCCTTGGCGTAGTAGTCAAGCTCGTTATTCTTGTCAACAAAGACACCATCGTCAAGGTTTACCGTGATCTCGTCCATGTCTGGAATAGGCCCGCTGTACAATCCATAGAGTGTACCAATCTCACAAATAGAAATCACAAGCTCTTTGATAGACTGATCTACAAGGCTCACGATGCTGTTTCTTAACTGGTACGTGTCAGAGTTTTCGGATACAACCTCAGTCGCAGTCTTCATACTCTTACCGTCGAATGTAAACATTCCAGGCGATACTCCAACCTGCATTTCAAAGAGCGCAAGGCCCTCGTTGATTGCCTTGATGTAGTCGTCTGATCTAATAGGAGTAGTGAGGTCTGTGATGTTGATAGGTGTATCTTTACCGCCGTCAATTTGCTCATAGACGTTTTGCTCTGGATCGAATTCACGCGTGACTAAATCAGTGTCTCCATGATGGTCAAAACCAATCCGGACAGTTTGGTCTGGTACTAACACGCGCCGTTGACCCATGCGCACTTCCCACTTAAACTCGTCATAAGTGGTATTGATAAAGTCAATAGTACTCTTAGCATTATCAAAGATAGACAGGCCCAAAGGACTGTTGATATCTTTGTTATTCATTCCAGGGGGTTTTAGATACGTAAACAACGGCCGTGTAAGCCCGTCAAGCGTTACTTCTTCCTCAAGGTCCTCATAGATATCGGATAACGGTACACGATCACCGACACGCTCCTTTTCGCTTGAGCGATACAGCTCATTAGTGATTGTGTATTTCTTATCCTTGGTCCACTCATGCAACTCGACCAAAGTATAGTAGATCGTTTCCTTGCCTACTGTTTTTTGACTCTTGTTTATAATCGCTGCAGAAGATACGTCCTGCGTATTGGACTGTAACGGATAAAAAACAGGGGCTTGGACGAATGAAATCTTGATCTTGTCGTCGTCAACGTATGGACGCATAGCAAGACCACCCAAAGCAAGACAGCTCTCAAGGTATCGCTCAAAGTTCTTGTTAAAGCGGTCATTTAATAAAACAGTCTGGATAAATTCGTTTGTCGTTCCATTTGCAACGCTTATCTCTGCCTGCTCGTTGAATACCAGGCTGGCAATCTTCTTACAAGCCGTGCGGGCAATAGGCAAGTGATTTCGTGCCCGCTGTTTATCAACTCGATTTGAATTGCGGTAGCGGATAGGGTCCCACTTGCTCTGATAGTATTTCAGATTCTTTTGAATACGATTGTATTCGTCAATGTTAATTGCGATTTTAGGATGTTCTGTGATATTGCCTAATGATTGGCTTGTCATTACATATTTACCCCTCTTAAATATATTTCTTATTGATTGTAAGATACTCATTTCAAACCTTTCTCTAGGCTTTTAATCTTAATAGTTGCGCATTGTCTACGACCATATACTGGAACGCGTCGCAAGTGTGATCGTCCTCTTTGATAACTTTAGGGTCGTCGTCTTTAACAGTTTTCTCGTCCCACTGATAGCGCTTGTGTTCCTCAATAAAATACTTGAGGTTGTTTTCCGTTGGAAAATAATAAAAACGACCATTCGCAAGTAGCGACTGGACGTACTCTGTCATTATTATTTTCTTTTTCTTCGCTACCGGGTGCCAGCGAATACCAAAGTCCTCTAAATACTGATTTCTCAATGCTCCCTCCGCGCTATCTATCGTCATTTCAATTACTGGCACATTCGGATATTTCTGCGTCTGTTTGATAACAAAATCGTGTAGCTCCTTAGACAATACGCTCGGAGCTTTCTTCTTGACCTTGCCCGCCGGGCTGTAGTAGTAGTTGTCCACAAGATAGAGATTAGACCTGTTAGTAACCACAGCATGCAAGCAAGTAGTTGCTGACTGCTGGTGCCCGGTATCGGCTGCGAATAGTTGACCGATGACACGTTCTCCGTCCGGTATTTTATCCGCACGTTTAAACAGATCCATGTTGTACACGTTCGTGCCGATCCCTACCGGTTCCCCTAGATAGATATAACGGTAGTAGTCGTAGTCATTTTCTTTGATCCGTCTGATATCCTCTAACATCTGTTCGGTAACAAAGCCTAGCTCATCATTCAGATAAGATGATGAATGTACCAGATAGTTATCATTATCCGCTAGTCTATCCGTCCATTCATTGATCCAGTTGTAAGGATTGCGGGGCGGATTGTAAGACCAGAAGAATTTAACAAAAGCAACGTCTGGGTGCTTCTGTCGCATAAAGGTTACATTCGACTGGTCGAAGTCTTCCTCGCTGCTAAACTCTGCAGCTTCTTCGTACCAGACCGCTATAATGTTCCCGATGTCATTTGACTTTAGTTTTTGGAAGTCGTCTTGACCGTAGAAATAGAAACACGATCCTGTGACTGTATCCTGTATTTTAAATGGTGATACGGTAGCCTTGAACCGTCCAGATAATCCAAACTTATTCAAAGCCCACTGTATTTTTAGAAAAACACTATCCCGAATAGTGTTACCGACTTTACGGATAACGACCACATTCGCCTTTTTGCCAGCTATCAGAAACGGTACAATCATAAAGACCAGTAGCAAGGCTATCACTGAAGACTTGAAAGAGTTACGACCACCTTTCAGTACATTGTAAGGCTTGCTGGTAGTCCACACCTCTTTAAAATGCGGGTTAACGTTGTCTTGTATCCTAACTTCCATCTTTAGACCACGCATCTACAATAGTTATATTCATGTCTGAGTCAGTTCCTTGCTCTGTTTGTGTCTTCAGCTTCTCGATTTCAAGTAACATCTTCTTGTCTTCCAGCTCCAAATCATGAAATGCCATGCTATTCATTCCCTCGATAGCAGAAAGGAAAGCATTCGAGTTAGCTTGCCTTACACCGTCGTTTTCGATGCTTGCTCTAGCCTTATTCTTTAACCATTCATACTCACTAAAAGCGCACTCTCTCGACCATAATGACATATTAGAGAACTCTTTAAGCAATTCCCTGTACCTTTCCCGAATCTTTACCTCTTTAAATAAAGTCGAAGCCTTGCTATCAATGGAACTCTCTAGCATATTATCCGTTTTGTACGCTTGCTTGTATGCCTGTCTTTGGGATAATCCAGCGATTAGCCCTTGGACAAACATTTCTTGTTTTAATGTTAATCTACCCAATCACTGGACACTCCTTTCGGACAAAATAAAAAAGATAGGCTTTGGGAGTTAGCCTATCTATATAGCCGGGGCAGGAATCGAACCTACATTATACGGGTGAAAAGTCCGTTACTCTAACCGTTGAGTTACCCAGCAACCTATCATAAGGAGACAACCAAATGGCGCAGGTCCTTCCTACTTCATTGGATAATACTATAATACCACTCAATACAGCGCTTTTACTGTCAAGTTTCTTTCATTTATCTCCCAGAAATCTGTATTCAAGCAATTCCCCTGCTTTATAAGCCTCTGCGAACTCTAACAAAGCTCGATCCAGCAATCTATAGTATTCACTTTCTGAATATCCAAGGCTCGGATAAATAGCCTTGTCTTGTCTAAATCTCACCCGGCAATATCGCTCAATCAAGATCTGCGATAGATTGAGATCAGACAGCCGGTTAATAGCCGATGCCATAAGTTCCAGCTCTTGCTGTGCGCTTACCCGTCTAATAACCATCTGTTCGGTTTGACGTCTGGGGGAACTTGGTGCGCTCTTTGGCTCTAGCGAGTAAGTAGCTGTGACTTTTGGGCTGTATTCCTCCCCAGCAATTCTTAACAGTACGCGGTAGTTCTTGAGCGTATTGTCTGCATTCTCCTTTGTCTTATTTTTTAGCACTTCACCAAAAAGCATTCAATCCCACCCTTCCATTTTTGAGATTAAATCTAACGCTTCCAATTTACGCTTTAAACGACGTTCTCGCTTGCGTTCTTCGTTCCGTTTATAATTATGATTATCTCTATAAAATCGTTCCACCAGGTCCTCGCTAGACCGTCCTGGGCCTACTTTATCAAGCGACTCTTTCATACACTCGTATAATAGATCTGTTTCGACAAAACCTACAAACTTCGCGATAATTGCAGATGACGGCATTCTGTTCTCTTTCTTATATTTTTCATAACGCGCGCCGTCTTGGTATGCATTGTGACTTTTCGCGGTTTTGAAAAACTCATAAACAGAATCAAACTTTTCTATTGCCTTGTCTGCTTCCTGGAAAAATTCTTTTTTCAATTCCATCGTCTTCCCCAGTCTTAATCGTGATTAGCTCAGCGTTCTTCATAACAGTCTCCATAATCTTCTGACAAAACATTTCTTCTGGTGTTATACTATCCCCCGACTCCGTTCTCATCTGCTACCTCCTGTAATTGTTGCGCCATACGTGAATTATAATCATTATTCAATTTATTAATAATCACGTCTTGCATGACATTTTTTTCTTCGATTTTTTCGAGTTCGTCCTTTTGCGTTTGGATCGTCCGCTGTAGATCGTTGTTGCTCGTCTCAAGCACCCGTACTCGTGAGTTAAGGTTGACGCATACAGCGATTAGGATAAAAAGGATAAACGCAAAATTCGCACGTATCATCTTATCATTATTTGTCATTTTCTCGTCCCTCTTTCCACATAGCCCAGCCGATCACTGCGAGGCCTCCCAGCCACGCAAGCGATAATAGTCCAAAAATAAGTGTTAATAAGTCCATTATTTCACCTCAAGTTTCTTAATTTCCTGCTCGACCTCTATTTTCCTGCGGTTTAAGTCTGAAAGTTTTTGTACTTCGATCGCTTTTTTAATAACTTCAAGCCGTTCGATTTCTTTTTTAAACTCAATGAGTTTATCTACTTTTCGTGCAAAATCTCCGAAATTTTCTGCCCAGTTATATTCCTCCCAGCCGAACGCTCTTCTCAATTCTCTTTTTTGCTCATTGAATTTGTCTATCATCGCTTTATTAAGATAGGCTTGTACAATCAAAATATAAATTGACATGCCAATCACTAACGATGAAATTACAATCATTCCCCAAAACATTAAATCTTTCATTCCTTCACCTCGTTTGTAATTCTACTACGCTCCACTCTTAATTTGAAGCTAGTTCCATCACCGAAACATACTAGAGTTGTTTCTTCTTCCCACTGACTCTTAGAGTATGGATATCTTCTTGGTCTACTCATGTTTAATCCTCATTCATTTCCTTAAGGGTATCCCACATACCTTTATGCAGGTTTGTGATGTTCTTCATGTATCGTTTCCTTGCTGGAATCCTCTTAAAATCCCACCATTCAGCACCATCATACTCATAGCGTTCAATCCACCAGCCTTCACCAACTAGCACAAGGTCTTTTGGCACATGTTGAGCACCATAACCAGAATCATATTCTGTATCCTTAGCTACTGTCTCAAAGTTCTCTTTTGTGATCTCAAAATCATCACCTTGAATATACAAAACATCATCCAGTGTTCTACCATATCTTCTTAGAAACTCTACTGTTTCATCTAATAAATTTGTACTCATTCTTCCACCTCCTCAACTTCAATTCCTGGGCAATCAAACACCCAACCAAGCCCAAGTTTTTCTAGTTCTTCACATGTAAATCGAGTAGCTAAGTCCCCCAAAGAAAAAAATGTTTTCTCGTACATATTATTATAAAATAGCGGTTGTTTGGTTGCTGTCATCTTTACTATATACCGCTTTTCTTTTTCAATATGATATCCATTAACCCAAGCGTCAGCGAATACGTTTTGCCGATTCTTTTCATCTTCACAAAACCATAGATTCACTTCTTCTGGTGCGTTTTCTAGTGCAAAATGTAAAGTCTTGTTCCGTCCTCTCACGCAAGAGATCCAGTTCGCCACTGGCCGGGGAAGCGTGACTTTTTCTTTTGGTTCATCTAGTTGTTCGATCGCTTTGATAATCTTATTTACATCAACTCCGTTTATGAACTTGTTTAAATCGCCTTTCAAAGACTCACAATACTCAATCAGTTCTTTTTTATCCATTTCTTTCTCCTTTTTCAAAATCAAGGGGGAATGATCCCCCTCATATTAATTTTTGTTTTTCTTCAAAACAAAGGCCAGCGTTGCTACTGAGATACCAAGTGCTACAAGTGACAATCCAAGATCTGATCCAGTCGCAGGCAAGACTGCTGGGGCGCTGTATGCTTCGACCGCTTCTTCAGATTCGTTTCGCATGACTTTCGCGTGATTTTCCACGCGATTAGTGATTTTCACTTCTTCGACTTTCGGATCTTCGTTTGTTTTTGGCGCTGGTGTATTTGGCTTGTCTTGTTTTGGTTTTGTTTTTGGTTCGTCGCGTTTTGGCTCTGGAAAGTCGATGATAAGCTCTGGCTTGTCTAAAATAGGAGCTGGTGGTAAGAGCGGAATATCTTCAATATTGATCTCTGGTTTATCCAATACTGGAGCGTCGAACGGTACGACTCCGCCTTTCCACTCGGGCTTGTCAAGTTTCGGAGCGTCAAAAGGTACTGTTCCGCCCTTCCATTCCGGTTTTTCCAATACCGGAGCCGGAGGCATAAGCGGGATATCTTTTAAATCGATCGAAGGCTTGTCATAAACTGGCGCTTCGCCGGGTACTTCCCATACTGGATCGGGTTTGTTTTCACCCGACGCGTCCCCACGGCCACCCACAAGTTGAACGTAGCTATAAGAAACGGCGCCCGCGTCTTCGGCTTTAAGTTCAACTTTATTTGTTGGGTTTACACTATCTTTAACCGCGCTTGTTAGTTTAGTCTTATAGTTTAAATAGATCATACGATCAAGACGATCCATCTTGATCTCGAAGCCGTGATCTGACTTACTGATTGATTTAACAAGATCCATAGCAGATCCTTTATCGATCCAAGGATCCACGCTCTCAATATTCTTGATTTCAAAATAATCATCGACCAGCTTTTGATTCTCTGACATTTCGTCAATGATTTTCACATAATTAAGGACCTTTCGCGCGTAGTTAAGGCGAATTGTCCAATTAATAACGCTTGGATCGTTTTCATCTTGGCTCCCCCACTTGGAAAGGAGCTCATCTTTTCCAATCACTTGCTCTTTGCCGATTTGAGCCGTTACGACTGTGCCGTTAAAATTCGCGGTTACTGGTTTTCCACTTTGGACTTTATCAGTCCATTTCGCGTCCATTTTAATGCTCATTTGTTTGTTTAACGGGTGGTTTTTGAAATAGTCGTTAAATACAGTTGTTACGGTTCCGGCTTGGCTGTCCGCTGTGGCTTGACCTACGACGGCATTTTCTGGATTGTGCACGTCAAACGTGAAGCTAGTTTGAAAAGCTACTTCCTCTGGAAGTGTAAACGTTACTTTGTCCCCTTCGTTGATCTCGAGATCGTCGGGGAAGTGGACGTTCTTATATTCCACGCTAAAGGGTTGATACTTCCCTGTACCGTTTGACTGATCGACAACGACTTCCGGGTTCTCTACTTTAATCACATCTCCATCTTTGCTAAACTGCGTAGTAGCTCCTGGTTGTTGGTTATTGTCGCTTGTGCTTCCTGTATCCGTAGCTCCGCTTTCAGTAGCTGGCTGTTGATCTGATCCCGTTGTTGTGTCATGATCGTTTTGAACGCTTGCGCCTTGACTAGTTGTAACTGTGCTAGTCTGATCTCCTGTTCCAGTTGTTCCTTGTACTTCATCTGCATATACTCCTTGTGCTGTTGCCACTGTTGCCAATACTGCTGCTGTCGTCAAAATAATTTTCTTGTTCATTTCTATTTACCTTCTCTTTCTTCTGCTTCAAATTGCATCCATACCAGATCCTCATATAAACCTCTGGCTACTTTTTTAATATCACTTAAATCTTGCGCGCTTATCCCTTCTTGCTCGCGTAACAAAGATATCTTGATGTTAGTTAATTTCTGTATGTACTGTTGGCGCTTTGAAAGCTGTAGCCATTTTTCATCTGGAATGTCTTGGGTTTGCGAATACCCCAAAAGATAGCCCACACTAACTCCAAAAAAATTAGCCACGCCCTCTGCCGTTGGGGGTTTCATAGCGCCTTCTCCACGTTCCCAACGTTGTACAGTTCTGATATTTACACCAATTTGTTCAGATAAGTCCCTCTGACTTAACTTATGTTGTTTTCTTAACTCCTTAATCCGGTTCATTTTATAAATCATCCTCTTTCACAAAACTACCCTCGACCCAGCGACCTTTCCGGTCCTTGATCTCGTTGTACGCTAGCTCAAAGCAATCTGCGAAGTCATAGCCTAACTTATGCGCGATAGCTTTTAAATAACTGATAATTCGGTACAAGTTAAATTTAGCAGTCGTTTTCACTTCGTGCTTGCGAGTAAACTGAAATTCACTCGCATTCTCGATCATCAACTCAAAGCAATCTTTAACATCGCCCTTTCTGGCTTCTACCGCTTTAATCATGATCTCAACCGGATCAAGTTCAATCATCATTGCCAGGCCTACGACAACCACGGCACAATCTCCGATGCTGTCCTTTGTGAGTTGCTCTTTTTGCTTGGCATACCCTGCACATAGCTCGCCTAATTCTTCAAAAAGTTTGAGTGTCTGTTTAAAGATGTCCCCCTTCGTGATATCCCGGTCAATAAACCACTGTCTAGTTAGCTCGGTTAGTTCCTCGATTTTATCAATATCCATCTATCATATCCCCCTCGATTTCTTTTAATTTCTTGTCAATAGCTTTAATTTCCTTATGTAGCCATTCGCGATAATTCGCGCTGTAGTGATGCCCTCGCGTATTGCTAATTGTTTCAAGCTGTAGTTCCTCACTCAGCCGTTTCTCATAGATACGCTTAGACCGTAGTAGATTTTCCTTTTCCATGTCAAATACCTAAACGATGATTTTCTAAACCGTCTCTAAAACGGTACATTTCTTCAAAATATAGCCCGATCAAGATTGCGTCCGCTTCATCGTCCTTAACATCTTTTTTAAATTTATCTGCCACGATGTCGATTGCTTGCTGTTTCAAAACCTGCCGGCCTTTGCCTTTAATCGCAAAGTGCTTTCTCCAAGTTCTAACATTGACGAAGTAGACACGGTCCGCAATGAGCCTGGAAATGATAATGCCCGTTGCAATTCCGATTTTAACCATCGTCTGCTGGTTGCCACCTCCGACATTGTTCTGCTCGATCACAATCTCTTTAAAGGGTTTGTTATACTTTAAAATCAACCGCGACTGAATGGCTTTCAGCTTATTCGCCATTTGTAAAGCCCGTTCTAAAAATGTACCTTTAGGGTTAACGACCCCACTTTCTAACAGGTCTGGGCCGTCATAAACAGCCCAGCCTGTCGCACTAGTGGAAGCGTCAAGTGATAACGTCAATTCTTTCATTCGTTACTCCAAGCCACGTTTTAATAAATGACTCAAAAAAGCTTTTATTTCATCTTCTTCATCGTTTACTTCCAGCTCTTTTAAATCTGAGCCATCTTCCTCGGTAATTTCATACTCAGCTTTGATTTTAACCAGGCGACCACCTACTGCCTTAGCTAGATTTTCAATAGATTTGTCAGTTTTCTCATTTCCTTTTTCAAAAATCGAAGCAAAGCGAATGTCATCGGTTGTTTTAGCAGTGAATGTTAATGCTCTATCATTGTTTTTATAATCAACCAAAAATCGGTTGTTGTTATCATTTGCGATTGCGTAGAATTCTTTTTGTTGTTTCATGTTATTTCTCCTTGTTTTACATTTTTAAAATGGCAAATCATCATCTGAGATATCCATCGGGTTTGCATTCATTGGTTCGTGCCGTCCAAAGTCTGGCTGGCTGTATCCTTGTGAGTGCCCAGCTTCACGGTCTTTCCGACTTTCCAAAAGCTGGAAGGTTTCTGCTACGACTTCAGTGACATAAACACGTTGACCTTGCTGGTTTTCGTAACTTCGTGTCTGAATACGTCCTGTGATACCAATCAAAGCCCCTTTCTTGGCCCAGTTAGCAAGATTTTCTGCTTGCTGTCGCCAGATCACACAATTGATAAAATCTGCTTCACGCTCGCCATTTTGATTTTTAAAAGGGCGATTGACTGCAAGCCTAAACGTGGCCACTGCTTGATTATTTGGCGTGTAACGTAGTTCTGCATTGTCTGTAAGTCTTCCAACTAGTGATACGTTGTTTAACATTTAATCCATCCCTTCATACAAACTTTTACCGAGTTGTTCTTCAAAATCTTTTTCATTTTCGGGGTCTAGTTTGGCCAACTCTGTGACAATTTTTATTTTTGTTTCTTTACATGGCTGATAGCCGTATTTGGCATACCTCAATATTCTGTTGAAAGTGCTGACTGGGTAAGGCAGACGAGCATCTACGACCAACCTTTTTGTATGTAAATGCTCAAAGAAGTTTTCATGAAATATGACTTCAAAAACAGCCATATAATTTTCTTCGTCCAAATTGTCATAATTTTTGTAATAAGCAAACTTAGTTATTGTGAAATCAAAATTTGAAATAACATTTTTAGGTTTTCCGTATGTGTTTCTAATAAGTTCAAGACGAACTTTTTCTTTGGTTGAATAAATTGACCAGCAGTTTTTATTCTCGTAAGAAAAGCGCCATTCTTGGGGTTTATCTTTCATTTGTTGCTTAAAATACTTTTTAACCTCAATAAAATCTTGTTCGCTCTCGAAGAAAATATCTAAATCTTTAACACGTTCATTATTGAATATGTTTTTGAAACATCCTCCAGCGATGTATCCTTTATGGCCGATTAGAAATTTATCAAGCCACCAAAGTTGTCTATAGTTAAGTAGATCACTTGTTTTGAATGTCATACTTTTTTCATTCCTTCCACTGTTTCAAATTTGATATCATGAGTGTCTAACCACTCTTTAAATTGTTTCGCTTGCTTCAAGTCAAACCAGAATTTGATGGTAGTCACATACTTGTCACTTGCTGGCTCTGGTTTTGGTTGATCTTCGATAACTTCGCCAGTCTCTGCATCGTAGGCCTTGATACTTGCTTCTGCTTGCTCTTTAGCCATACGCTCAATTTCTGCCTTGCGTTCTTCTTCTGCTCGCTTCTGCGCTTCTTGGCGCTCCTTGAATAGCTTGGCACTCTCGATATCTGCAGTGATACTGTCAAGCACCTCTGCGAGTGTCTGACCACTTTCATAAGCTCGGATATAAGTGGCTGGCCCGATGTTGTGAGTCGCACACTGACTGCTGATGATTGAAATATCTTGATCTTTCTGGTTTTGTTTTTGCAATTCAGCAAGGACGATACCCTCTAACTCTGTTTCTGTTTTCTTTAACAGTTGGAAGCTATCCTTTTTGAATTGTCCAGCTTTGGTATAACCGTCCAGATATTGCTCAAAGATTTCTGGGTTTAGATTGCCCTCAAGGGCTTTCCCCTTAAACCAGTTACGCACTACATCTTTTCGCAAGGCTTTCTGGTTTTCTTCGTAGCCGTCAATCTGTTGTTTCAAGATATCAATCAAGCCTTTCAATTTGCTGTAAGGCGCTTTGTACGCTTTTTCAAATTCTGCGTAAGGTTCGTTGATTTTGCCCTTGATTTCTTTTCGACGCTTTTCAAGACTCTCGCTCAACTTGTTCAGATCAGTTCGTGCTTGTTTAACTTCTTCAATCGTGTTGACTTCAAGGTCAAACGTTCCATATTTTGCAATAGCTTGCTCAATTCCAGCCTCGAACGCTCCAAAGTCGCTAAATGCGACCTTGGCAGGTTCAAAGTTGATCTGGATATTATCAAGATGATTAATTGTTTCTGCTTCCTTCATTCTCTGAGTCTCCTTTTTAAACAAACGGCAGATCAATATCTTCTGGTAGCTCTTCTGCTACAAAAGGCATTTCTTCTGCTGGGTATTCCGTGCTTGCGATTGACTCAGCCTCTTTCTTTGGTTGTTCCTGCTTCATTTGTTCAATCTGCGCTTGTTTGCGTTTAATGACTTCTTTCTTGCTCTCTTGTGGGGTCACATCGATAGGTTGTGCTTGTTCCATTTCGTCCGCTGTGTATAAGCCTCCCACATTTTCGCTAAACGCTTCACGCATTGCAGATACAAGAGCCACCTTACGGATCATTAACTCTGGCATTTTTGCCCACATAGACTTGCCTGTGTTATAGGCTTTAAAGTCTGCGTCTACTTCGATAGGGTATCTCCGATCTTTGCGGTAAACCTTAGCCCAGCCCCCTAAAAGCTCATCATGTTTGCTGTGGATTGTACCTGTGATCTGCTTGATCTCGCCTTCTTGTGTTTCTACCACGATACCTGCTTCAAACCCGTCAAAGTTAGGGTTCTGTTCTGCTCGCTTCATAAAGGCATCTTTTGAAACAACTACTTGTGCTGGGTTCGTGCCGTACTTAATAAAGTAAACCTCTTTAGTGAATGGGTTTAGATTGCGCTCTTTACACATTGCGATAAAGTAAGCTAGTTCTTCATCGCTGGCTTTCCCAGACGAATCAAGATACTGCTTCACGATCTTAGCGCTCAATAGTTGCGGATTTGTTAGGAAGTCACCCGTTGTTTTAACTGCCACTTGGTTATTTGTCATTGTTTTATCTCCTCTCTCAACGATCTGCAAAGTTTGATTCCACCAATAAATCAAAGTTGATTTTTGTAACTTCGCTAATATCTTTTAATCGATTGTCTGGTAAGCGTCCAGCTTTTCTCCAATTGCGATAAGTGATAGGATCACAACCAATTAACTCCGAAAAGGCTTTTTTCCCAAGTCCTAATTCAATCCGTCGCTTTTCGAGAAGTTTGATAGAGTTTGTATTGCTACCTTTATACTCTTTTCGATAGTTTAGTTCGGTAGCTTTTTTATTATCAATTCCTAAAATTTCAGCGGCCTTTCTAACGTGTCTATCTGGAATATTCCCTTTATCTTTCCAATTATTATAGGCCTGCTTTGCAATTCCAAATTTCATTGCAAATTCATCCATAGACATAAGGTTGGATGTACGTTTCTTTTCTAGCAAATCTAAAAGATTTTCCTGCGTTCCGACTTCGATAGTATTGTCCAGCAAGCCATACACTTCAAAAAAAGTATCTTTGTCGAGCTGGTGCGCTAACCGCCAAATAAATTCTAATTCCATTATTGCTCCTTAAATTTCTTGTAACTATCCCAGCTAGTAGATTTTAAGCTGTTCAATAGCTTCTGCTCCGTCTTGATCTGCTTCTTGTACTGTAGCACCCAAGCTGTATACTCATCGTCGTTCTCTGCGAAATAATATCCGCGAGGAAGTGAACGACTAGCCACGATAGGCACCGAGAATTTTAGTCGTAGTTCTGCGATACCCTCGCGCACTTTTCGAATTGATAAGTTGGTCATTTTGGCAATATCGCGGGTTGTCAATACATTCGCACGACCTACACGAATACAAGCTAGTATTAACTGTAAGCGTTCGTTCATAGCTTACTCTCCTTTTTTAGTTGTTTTATCTCTTCTTCCAACCGTCGATTGGTATTAATATGTACCCTAATCATATCGGTCTGGATCTTGTTTCTTTCGTAGAAGATTGCAAGCAAAGATTTTAACTCTTTGATTTCTTTTGCTTTTCTAAAAAACATAGTTGCTCCTTAAAAGTCGTTGTCAGAAATCGAATATTTCCGACGTTCAGCAAGCTCGTCCCAGACGCTTGTCTTAATTTCGTTCTGGTAATCTTGCTCTATATCGAGCATTTCTTGCAGGTTGTCTTGTTTACGTTGTTTTTTCTTAACATCAAGGTAGCAAGTGATGTACCCGATTAGATAAAAACTTGATGCGATTAGTGTAGCTCCTAAAATTTGGCTGATTGTCATTTCAAACATTTTTCATTTCTCCTTGTTGATTCGTCTAATTGCGTTGTAATACCCGCTATCCTTTGGTATCGTGTACCCTGTTAGGTCGTCTACTTGGCTACCGTCCGCCATAATATTGATTATGCGCGGTCGCCATTGATTTTTAATTCTAGTCATGTTATAATTCCTTTAGAAAAGTTTTATCTCTTGACCGCTTGGAGTTCCCTTCTCCAAGGGGTCTTTTTTATGCTCTGCCAGCTAGACGGCAAGCGTACAGGTCCATGATCTTGTCGCGCGCAACGTTTGGATCGCTAGCTAGTAACTTAGCTTTAATCTCATCTGAAAGCTCGTAGCAAGTAGCTTCGAAGCCCTCAATCATTAATTGGATCAAGCTAGGCTCTTCTTCACTTAGCAATGTTTCTACTTTTACTTTTGCAATATTGGCAATTAGTAGCAAGTTCGCCTTGTTTGGGAGGTTTCTTCCTTTCTCCCAGTTGTTGACAACCGCTTTAGTTGTTCCTAATTCATTCCCAAATTGCTCCATTGTAAAACCTAAATTTCTTCTGATTGTCTTAATTCTCTTTCCGACAATCTTATTCAATTCTTTGTTCAAAATGGCAATTTCCTCCTGTCTTCTGCATTGTCCGGGTATTTAAAGTAAAGGTCCCGTCCACCTTTAGTAATGCGACTGACTAGACCGGTTTCAAATAGCGACTTCATCTCTGATCCTACAAGGTTCGTTGTGATGATTGTTGCTTCTCGCTCGTCTAATAGGCTGTACAGAAAGTCTTGCTTCCATTGTGCGTTATCAGATCGCCCGAGGTCGTCCAGGATCAGATAGTCAACTTTCTTTAGTAGCTCCAGCCATTCGTTGCTAGTCATTCCTTCTTTACGACTGAATGAATTTTGAATTTTGATAAATAAGGCTGGCAAGTTAACAAATAAGATGCTTTTAGGTAGCTTGTTTGCTTTCCAGTCAGCGTTTAGCTTACTTGCTATCGCCATCGCTAGATGTGACTTGCCACGTCCAGCTTTGCCCATTATCAGAGCGTTACCTTTGCCGTCATGCAAGTAGTGAGATACCAAGCGTAAAGCATAATTTTTGGCTTCCTGGTCGATTTGATTCGTTACCGTGAAGTTTTTAAAACTAGCTTCTTTCAGTCCGCTCGGTATGATGCTGTTTTTATCAAGCACGTCGTAAGTCCTACGCAAGATTGTTGATGCGTGAGCTTGACCTATCTTCTGCTCTTCTTCACGCGCCATCTTCTCACATTGACACTCCGGGCAAAAGGTTCTGTTCCGTTCGTCCTGCAGTTTCACATCATCATTCAACGACCATTTGAAGCATTGATGTATTTCACAAGTCTCTTGTTCGTTGATGTGATAGACAAGCGGTAGATCCATAGGCTATCCCTCCTCGTCTTCTTCCCAAGGTAGTAAGTCCGTGTAAGGGCTGAATACCGGGTTCTTGATTGGATAGGGACTGGCCTCTTTTTTTGTTTGTTTTGCCTGTCTCTTGCGGTCATTCTCCTCGACTTCTTCAAGCGAGGTGAAGCCCTCTTTCTTCCAGTTCTCTAAAATTGCTTTTAGATAGTTAAAACTGGTCGATCCGGCATCCTCTGTCTTTTCTACCGCGTACTGGATCATAGGAATTGTAAAGTGATCTAATGCGATATAGTCCATTAACATTTGAGTGTGTCGCTCGTTAATTTTGATGTTGCTGTCTTTAATAATCTTTGAGAAAGATTTTTGACCAGCGTCATCGTCATTATCTACTGATCTTGACTCTACTAGACTATACTCACCTATACTATCCTCTACTATCCTATCCTTACCTATACTATGCGGACACTTGTCAGACACTTGTCCGTCATTTGTCAGACACTTGTCAGACACTTGTCCGTCATTTGTCAGACACTTGTCAGACACTTGTCCGTCAATGCATTTTTTTTGACCAGTAACTCGCTTGCCGTCTACTACCATGTCTGTTTTTTCTAGTAACAGTTCGCGGTAGCGTGAGGGTTGTACTCTGTCTGCTCTGATTTTGTTTTGTTCTTCAAAATCAGTGATAAAGTAAACCATATCGTCATTTAGTGGTAAGATGAATTTTTTTACAACCAGCAGCCCTAGCGAGTCTTCCTTAGCTCCGATCATTCGGACGATTGGGAAAGCCTCAACCACTCCATCGTCATCGCTTGATAAAATCAAGTGGGTGTATAGGGCTTGCGCTTCGAACGGCATCATTAAAAATTTTCGACTTTGAAAAATCTTTTTAGATAACATTCTTCTCTCCGCCATCTTTCTCCTTTCTATTCACTTCGCTAGATTGTCGCATTTATGCGACTGTCTCGCTAAAAAAAATGGCCATAGCTTCATCTTTCGAAAGATTGAGGGCTGACACGATCAAGTTTACTTCCTTAATCGAAAAGTTGCCATTTCGCTTCATCTTGCGGTAAAACGTACTTTTGGTAACACCGATTTTACTTGCAAGTTCTTCTTGCGTGGTATTTCGTTCTACGATTTTACCTTTCAACTTTGACACATTAACCATGTATTCTCCTTTCTTTTTTGTCGCACTTCTGCGACTTGTTGAATTAAGTATAACATGACCGAAAATGTTTGTCAACAAAAAAATCGCATTTTTGAAACTTTTTTGTTGCGTTTTTGAAACTAAAGATGTAAAATTAACGTGTAATATATAAGAGGAGAAAAAATCATGAACGTCGGAGAAAGAATTAAACTAAGAAGAAAAGAATTGAAGATCTCTGCCGATACCCTCGCTGAGCGCGTGGGAGTTTCTCGCTCAACTATATTCAGATACGAAAGAGGGGATATAGAAAAGGTCGGTCCAGAGGTGCTAAAGAAAATTTCTGAAACGTTGAATATTTCACCCGCTGATCTTATGGGTTGGGAAGATGAAGTAGAACAAACCGCTGAAACGGGCTATTCAGAAACAGACTTGCGCAAGCTGGCAGAAAGCGCAAAGACTTTCGACGGCAAACCGCTGACTGAAAACGATATACAAGCGATCCAAAACATAATAGAAATATACTTACAAGGCAGATTATGACTATAGAAGAAATATGTGACAGCGAGGGAGTGACCCTTGCTTACTTTGATAACGACCTATGGCAACGGCCTGGAATGATAATCTCAGATATGAGGATTATCTTTGTTAACAAATCACTAACTAGAGAGGCCCAGAAACGGGTCATATTGCACGAATTAGGCCACTTAGACCATACCGAGGCTAATTATATTATCAACCCTTTAAAATGCGAAAATGAGGCTAACAGGGCCATGATACACGCGCTACTGAGAGAGGAGCTGGAAAAAGTAGATAAGGAAGATTTTAACTATTTAAATTTTATGGAAAGACACAAACTTAAATCAGTAACCGACGAATTAATGGTAATTGATGAATTTTATAGGCTAGTTGGGTAGCCGGGAGGGAAATATGAAAAAGGTAACACTCGCAACAATCGCAGCACTCACTCTATTATTGACTGGGTGCAGTCAGCAAGAAGCAGATACGGACCAAAGTCAAGAACAAAGCACAGAACAAGTCTCATCATCAAGTAAAACATCGACTTCTTCAACTTCTTCTAGTGATGTTTTACAAGGACGTTCTGCTTATGATGTTTTTGTGGAAAATTTTAAAGCATGGGTACATGGAGTTGATCCTAAAGCGTCTGTTAATTCAACCGAGAAAGATATAGCAATCACTATTTCAGACGCCCTAACCGATGAACAGATTAAACAGGCTCAACCTATGGTTGACGGTATGCTTAAAATAAAACAGTCCGGAGAGAATGAGCTTAGACAGTATGACCCAAACTTTAAAGCTCCAAACCTTATCGTTTTAGATGCTAATGCGAAAGTCATTGCACAGGAGCAAAACGGTAAAATGATTTTAGACAAATAAAAAAAGCCCCACGCTCTCAAACTTTGGCGAGTCTGAGCGTGAGACAGTCAAGATAAAGAAAGGTTTCAAAATGACAAATTTTGAAAGGTGTCTTTCTATACTCTATTTTAGCAAAAATGGAGGCGAAAGACAATGAATGAAATAAATAAAGTGGCTCTATATGTGCGAGTTTCAACCACTGCCCAGTTAGAAGAGGGCTACTCGATAGAAGAACAAAAGGCAAAGCTGGAAAGCTACTGCGATATTAAGGACTGGCATATATACAAGGTCTATACAGACGGGGGGTTTTCTGGCTCTACAACCGAGCGTCCAGCACTTGAGCAATTGATAAAAGATGCCCAGAGCAAGCTATTTGATACAGTACTAGTATATAAGCTGGACCGCTTGAGTCGTAGCCAAAAAGACACGCTCTACTTGATCGAGGATATATTTTTAAAAAATAATATCGAGTTCGTGAGCCTGCTCGAAAACTTTGACACATCAACACCATTCGGGCGGGCCGTCATAGGCTTATTATCCGTATTCGCTCAATTAGAGCGCGAGCAGATCAAAGAGCGTATGCAATTAGGCAAGTTAGGACGTGCCAAAGCTGGAAAGTCTATGATGTGGGCCAAAACCTCATACGGCTACAACTACGACAAAGAAACAGGATCAATGACTGTTAACGAGTATGAAGCGCTGGCAGTTAAAGAAATATTTACTTCTTACTTGGCCGGTATGTCTATCACTAAATTAAGAGACAAGATAAACGGGGAATACCCCAAACAACCAGCTTGGAGCTATCGCACAATCAGAGGAATACTAGCCAATCCTGTATATTGTGGTTTGAACCAATACAAGGGGCAGACATTCCAGGGTACACACAAGCCCATAATCTCTCTAGTAGACTTTGAGCAAACTCAAAGAGAGCTGGCTAAACGGCAACAGACGGCCAAGGAATTATCAAACCCTCGACCATTCCAGGCTAAGTATATGCTATCCGGACTGGCTCAATGCGGGTACTGTCACGCGCCCCTCAAGGTCATTTTGGGCCAAAAGAGAAAGGACGGCTCACGATTTAAACGTTATGAGTGCTACCAAAGACACCCGCGCAAGACAAGGGGCGTCACGGTTTACAACGATAACAAAAAGTGCGACTCTGGATACTATGACATGGAATTGTTAGAGCATTATGTACTAACGCGCATATCCCAGCTCCAGAATGATCCAGACAAGATACAAGAGCTATTTTTGGACGATACAAGTCCAGAGATTGACAAGCAGGCAATCCAAAAGCAGATAGACAGTCTAACACTCAAATTGAGCAAGCTGAACGATCTATACTTGGACGATAGGATCACGCTGGACGAATTAAGGACCAAGTCTGCTGATTTTATCAAGCAAAGGGCTGCCCTGGAAGAAGAAATAAAAAAAGCCTCGAATGATAAGCAAGCGGGCCAAAGAGAAAAGATTGAAAAGCTATTAGATGCAAGTAGTGTACTGGATATGTCCTACGATAACCAGAAAGTTATTGTCAGAGAGTTAATTGACAAGGTGCAAGTCACATCTAACAAGATAGTTATTCGCTGGAAGATTTAATAAATTTAGTTACGCTATTTTCAATGCAAGAAAGTAAATTTGTCACTCAGGCAAAAATAAAAAAACCTTGCTAAATGCAAGGACACGAACTTTAAACA